AGACAAACACGGTCGTAAGCAGGAAGAGGGTGTTATAGAGCAGCAATACATAGCGGAGGTATTGCCAGAGCGTGAGATAGAGGTATTAACGAACTCGCAGCGTAAGTACTTAAGTTCGATGAAGCACAATATAATAACGATAGGGCTAGGGGTAGCAGGAACCGGTAAATCGTATGTTGGATTATCATACGCATGTGAGCAATTGCGAGCAAAGCGTATAAACAAGATTATATTAACTCGACCAGGAGTAGAGGCTGGTGAATCGTATGGATTTCTGCCAGGAGATTTAGAGGAGAAGTATGAGCCATATATTGAGCCAATGCGTGACATATTATACAAGCGATTAGGTAAGACATATGCAGAATATTTAATCAAGGTTAAGGTAATAGATGTGCGGCCATTAGCATACATTCGTGGTAGTACATTTGAGGATGCGATAGTAATATTAGACGAGGCGCAGAACTGTACGCCGAGTCAGATGAAATTATTTTTAACGAGAATAGGTGAGAACTGTAAAGTTATTATTAACGGAGACGAATCGCAGAAGGACATACGAGGAGTATCTGGTTTAGTAGACGCGGTTGAGCGGATCTTAGACATAACCGGGGTCGGAATAACGCGATTTGGTATAGACGACGTAGTGCGATCTGGAATATGTAGAGAGATAATACTAGCATATCATTAGGAGAACAGATGCCATACTTAGTATTTGCATTAGCAGCCACGGTAGTCGGATATGTAATAACAAAGATAGAATTCAAGTATTACATAAAGGATTCCAAAGAGTAGTATGGAGGCGATCTTAGGATCGCCTTTTTTTATGAATAATAAATAAGATATTACGGAACTTATAGAGATGCAACATGTTAAACATATACAATTACCATACAAATCCAGAAGAATTAACAGGTTGGGCGGGTCAGTTATTTCCATCTACGGATGAGATGTTAGAGATGTTAGAAGACCAGATGTATGCCGGAGATTATTTTGATGTAGACTATGACATTGCGCCTTTAGGTAGTAAGGCTATAGCTATATCGTTAAGGTTAAACGGAGTTGACATATGGGGTAAACTAGGATACAACGAGGACACTGGTGTAATAACCGCGGTGCTTGAGTATAATGATGCAAGTGTTCAGGTTAAAGACGAACGATTTAAAGATGTGCATGATGCTGTCAAGTCGATATGTCAATCGTTCAGTGATATTGCCCATGCATGGGCGGAAGCTGGTGGTTAGCATGTTAGACATATATGAGTATCATACATCGCCTGAGACCTTAGTGGGTTACAGTCAACTATCAGAAATAACTCAATCCATACAAGAATTGATTATATCCAAGTTAGATCAGTACAAGTGTGAATGGAACACGCGACAGATATATGAAGAGACTCAATACCGGATATATCGGAACAAGGCTGATAAGATAGGATATATTTCATTTGATGTGGGTGAGATAGGAAAGTTATATATTTTAACTGCCGAATATGTTGAACGTAAAGAGCAGATATTTCAAAGTCTCAAATTTAATTTGACCGGTGAAGATGTAGAGTCGGTATATGACAAGGTATCGGATGCATTAGACAAATTCCTTGTTCATTTGCTGTAGACAGGTAACTAATTTTTATAATAGAGAAATAACATGTTAAACATATACAATTACCATGCTACGCCGGAGAAATTGCCTGGATTTGCAGAGCGGTGGAGTATTGATCCGATGTTAGCGTTAGAGGTATTAAAGAAGGATCCGAGTAACAAGAAAGCAGAGCGGATAGTATTAACAGATTACAGAGCGGTGCTTGCGTATGTATCTAATACAGGAAAGGCATATCCAGCTGGGTTAAAGGTATTGATGGCTCGTAATGATATTATGGTATTAATAGATTATGCAATATTAATCAAGCAGAGAGATCCGCAAATAGAGAAGCGGTTACTAGCAACAGACAACTACACATTAATAAACCGATACATCAGTAACGTAATTGAGGGTCCATGGAAGGAAGCGGAAGCGGTATTAGCCAAATCTGAATACCATGCGCGTGAATATGTGCGGATGTGGTTAGGAGGAGACTGGGCTAAATTTGACCGAGGTCAGCGAGTTGACAAGGAGAGTTGGAGTTGGCAGGATTACGTCAAGGAAATAATTGACGACATAGTTCAAGGAATAAACGAGAACCAGTTAGATCTGGATCAGGACGAGGATGACTTTGATGATATCGAAGAATGGAAAGAAGTTCATTTAACTTACAAGCCGGAAGGTAAGCGATTAATTATACTCAAGGGTACCCAGAAGGTTGGATCGGTAGAATTATCGGGTAAGAGATTAGAATTTTTTGATGACGACAACGAGATGTGGGCTACAATGCAACTAACTCAACCGCAGGACGAAGCATGGGACTCCATATATGATTTCGTAGATCGAATCATAGGTATATAGATGTTAAACGTATACAAGTATCATACAGATCCATCATTGCTAGTCGACTTTAGCAAAGAGCAGTTTACGAGTGACATAACATCATTTATTGTAGATGCAATTAATGACGTAGTTGAATCCATCAATGAAATAAATGAATTTCAGGGACGTGTAGATGATCTAGAACTCAACTGTAAAATTAGTGGAAAGCTGATCACAATGGGGTCAGATCATATTGAATTAGAGGGGTTCAATTCCATACATTGCTATCACGGACCGGATTTGTATCAGACGATTGATCTTACTGGTATATCATTAGTGTTATTGCAAGTAAAGATATCCAACTACATTAGAGTTATACTAGGGCTTGAATCAGATTAATAGAATAACAGGCGATCATGTATCGCCTTTTTTTATGTTAATAAATACTAGATTGAGAAATTAGACGAGACTAAGCATGCTTGATTTATACAAATATCATACAGCGCCTGATACATTACATGAGTTTGAAAGCCGCTGGAAATTAAGTCCAAGAGCAGCTGTAAACAAGTTAGTAGTTGATCCTAATTCTGATGATTTAGCTGGATAAAATTATGTTAGATGTATATAATTACCACGCGGATCCAGAATCATTAGATAATTATTATGCTGATCATTGGTGGGTAAATGTTCAGCGTGCACTAAAACATTATATTGATGCTGAGAATGATAAGTTAGAAACTGAGCGCACAATATTATGTAATTTACATAAAAAGTCAATCTCTATATTTGATCGTACTAAGGGTACGATGTACTGTGGCATGCTTGAAAAAATTAATGATACTATACAATGCAAGGACTTCGATGGTCAAGAATATACGAGTTTTGCGTATGATTTAACATATGATGAGTTATTAGACAAGCTAAGTGATTATGTGCACGATATAGTATTTAAAGGTGATGAATAATATGTTAAATGTATACAAATTTTACACGAACCCATTAGAGTTAATACAACGTCCATTACCTTACAGTATGCCAGACGTTGTTGATATGATAAAAAAAGTATTAATTGATTTTGTCGAATTTTATCAAGAACAAGATAGGGTTGTGAGATGGAGCGTGCATGGACGTGAAGGTGATAAAACTATTGCCTTTACGCTCATATTATTCAGCCCAAATGGTGATAAAGCATCAGGGTTAGTTACAGCTAACGCACCTGAAACAGCAGGTGGTGATTTCTTATTTAAGGTTTACTATAAAAACGAAAATATAGATAATGTTATTCTATATGAAAATGGAAGATTAGATGACTATGAGATAATAGAAGCTATAGGTGCATTATTATATAAAATGGATCATAGATAAATGCTAAACGTGTATAAATATCATACTAATCCAGATGAATTGAGTCAAAGTGAAGTACATCAGCGTGCGTTTAAATTCATTGAGGATATGAATGTAGTGTTTGCACAGCATTATGCTCAAATAATTGATACAAAAGACGCAGATAAGTATAATCCCACGGGGTTAAGTTATACCTCAACACACGTAGATGATTTAAGTCATATAAAATTTTCGGTTGGTATGTCATTTAAGCATCGGCATGTATGCATAGCAGTTATCAAAATACCTAGATACGACGACGCATTTGATATTCGTGATGCAACAGCAACCATATTTGATACTAGCACTAATACCATTGAACCTAGTGAAGAAGTAACAATAGAATCATTTATTGGTAAAGTACTAAAAACAATGAGGTTATAAATTATGTTAGACCCATACAAGTTTCATACAGAGCCTGAAAAATTAATTAACTATCAAGAAAATGTGTTACCTGTAAAATGGTTTGCATTAACGCGTGAAGAATTAAGTGAAGCTCTTTTAGATGTAAATGGTGGTTTAGAGGTCATGGATGATCAAGGTAATGCTAATGATGTTATAAGATTTATTTCACTAGATTATAAAGTTAATACTACGACAGCTAAAATATACAGAATTGATAACAATAATGAATACGTTGGTCATATTGATTTAGAAGGTGATATGATCGTATTCTATGATCGAAATGATGAAGAATACGCATCTATTGACTCCACTAGCGAAAACGTCGTTAGTGACCATTCAATACTATTTGAATATTTGTGTCATTTATTTGACCTTGACCCGGATGATATGTATTAATTATGTTAAACGTATATAAGTTCCACACAGATCCTAAAACATTAGTGCAATATGATGAATCATTTAAATATCGTGATCATATTGTTGACAAGATCTTAAGCCGCTATCTAAGCGAATTGCAAGCTGGTAAGTTCCCTAACGTTATGGAGGCATTTGGAGTATCTAAATTTCAATCTAAATGTAATGCTGATGGAGATTTGTGTGGGATATATCCATTAGGTTTAGATCGACGTGATTGTGCAGTTCGTATACGATTATATGAAGGTCGTTCAGTAAGTGATTTTGCATTAGATGTTATCTTAGTTTATAATAATACCCGACGTGGTGTATGCTCAGACGAATTAACAAAAGATCCAATCGAACAAACGTATCAATTAATTAAAAAAACGCTAGATCACTTAGCAGATAAAGCATTAGCGGACGTGAGGGATTAATGTTAAACGTATATGATTACCATACCGAACCACTATCATTACTTCAATCAGAAGGACCGTTTGAATATAAATTCGATTATGATACAGTAGAAGATGCTGTCGATTATATTCGTGAGCATATAATGGTTGACGATGACGAGATCGCCGATGAGTTTAAAGAAATTGCAAAAGTCTTTAAAGATCAATTTAATAAGTGTTATGTGTGGGTATCATCACAAGGCGAGGAATGTTCTATTTTACCAATAGGTACCGATAGTTGGGCTGGTGTTGGGCTTGCAGTGCATTTATATACCTACGAGAACAGCATTAATGGTGATTACGTCCATTATAAAACACGTTCTAGATTTTGCCAGAGCGAGCCTGTGTTACATGACCTACAAGTAAGACCAAATATAGTAAGAGATCTAATAATTAAAGGGTTAAGAGCATTAGCTATTGCTGATATTAATGATTAAGATCTCTTCAACGCACTAATAAATCTATGGATGGCGGTGTAGACACCGTCATCATTAAATCTATTATCAGATAGATAACCATACGCTCGAGTATATACTTTACCATTTAAGGATGTTCTAAGCATAGCTTGATCATCTTCATAAAAGATTCTAATCATACCGTGTTTATACTCACCACCTATCTCCATAGTAAGCTCAATATATTGCTCAGTATTACCAACTGTATCATACTTCCATTCTAGTTTAAAATCTGCTGCTGCATAAAGGATATTAAACATATCTTTAATAAGATTATAGATTTTATCTAAACTCTGATGATTAATTATACGTTGATCTAATGATTCAGGGTTCGTATGGAATTTATAGAGATCTAACATTATATTCTCTGCATTGTATCTAATATTTGAATAAGTGCATTCTTGTACGCATCTAGAGCCGCATCCTGTTCAGCTTTAGGTAGCGCTGATAACCGCTTATTACTCTCGCGACTACTTAACTTATTATACAGCTCACCTAATAGTTTAGCTGTTTTAGGTAAATCACCTGGTTTTAATATGTTCCAGATAGCGCTTAAGTCTATGCAATTATAATCACCTGATTTAACTACCTTTAAAATATCACTATCTAGTTTTTTAATTTGTTTTTTAAGAAACCCATCGCCCCATATTGAGCGCATGATAGTTAATATGGGTATATTTTCATATGCGACGTACATCGCACCAGGCGCGCTATTGCCTAACCATAATGGACGATCAGATATCTTAAATATAGAACCATTGTTGCGTGCTAATGCATGTTTCATGCTACTTACAAGTCGCTGTTTACCGTTAGGTTCTGCTAGAATATTATCAATCATTTCCTGACGCTCGCTAGGATTAATAATGGTTAAGGCTAATGAGACGTAATTATCATCACCAAAACCATCTAATGTACTCGCATTTGTATGAAATTTATATAAATTAAGCATAATTAGTGGTGTAGTATATCATCAATAAAATCATCAACTGCATCGCGGTCAAATGTACCGTCCTCATACACTCTCAAATTTTGCGTGTATGGTCTAGCTTCATATATACTGGAGTTGCGTCCAGCTATTGCTATGTCGGTTTCTCGTAACAGTAAAATAAAAGTTGCTTTTGAGTACGTTGAGCTACCTTTGTGTTTAAATACTAATTCTATTCGATACATATCTGATTCATCTGATGTTTTTATCGTAACACTATCACCGCTGTCATCTGGATCTTCATTGAATCGTTCAGCATAATGTTCAAAGTACATGAGCATATAACTGAATACTTCTGCAAGCTTGGCTGGTAGCCCTCGTTGAATTAGTGTGCTTGGATTGGTATGGTATTGATATAAATTAAGCATTATATACTCTTGGCTATGTCGTCAAATAGTTCATTTAAAATATTATCAATCATTGGGACCTCTCTACCAATAAAGGTAACATCGGTGTATTTTAGGTTTTTATAGTATCCAGTATCCGCTGATACAATCATAGAGTCTCTATTAAATAATATATGACCTACTGTAACATTTTGAATTTCAATAGTGAAAATTCGATCATCGCCGTCGATTACGTCACCTAATTCAAACTCTTCATCTAAAAGAAATTGACTTAAAATACCTTTAGTTGAACCATCGTTGTCATAAGTATGTACATCATCCAAAAAATTACCTAACCAGATATCAACGTATTGTATAATCTTATTTTTATCGTCATCATTAAAAATTAGTTTACGTTTATCATAGTACGGTAATATCTCAGGCGATGTATGAAATTTATAGAGATCTAACAATGCCATAATTTACACTTAAGTTACATATTAAATAACTATTTATCAATATATGTTGCACATAAAAAATGAGGTGCCATATTACTACAGCACCTCATTTTTATATTAATATGATACGGTTATTGAGTTGGAGGTAATGCTCCTCCAGTTGGTGGTAGTGCACCACCCGTCGCACCAGCATCTCCCGCGCCAGCTGCTCCAGCACCACCCATATTAATGGTATCATCACCTGGCCCACCAATATCAGCACCAGCGCCCATATCCATACCACCACCCATGCCCATATCCATACCACCGCCCATTCCCATACCACCTTCACTTGGAACGCCGTATACAGATGTAAGGTTCTTATCAGCATTAAGTACTAAGCCTTTTTCTTGCTTGATTAGCTGTTCGTTAGTCAAGATTTCATCTTCAGATAACTGCAAGTATCGTGATAAAATGAATCGTTTAGATAAGTACTGTAACCCGTCAGCTGAACTAATAGTATTCAATAACGCACTATCCATTTCAGCTTGCTGATATTTTTGATAGTTAGATGGAGGTGGTAACTTAATTTTAAATAATGAGTTATCAACATGAATATTGCTTTGGAACAAATATGTTTTAAACTCTTCGTCTAATGTATCAGCTATATAAGTTTGCAAACGCTCAACAAATTTAGCAAATTGCTGCTCTTCTATATAAGCTGCACCGACCTTACCATCATTGAATATCGCGTTATTTGTACCAGGCTTCATCCATGCAATTGGAACTCGTAAACCTCTTAATACTTTATCAGCGAAATAATCAAGATCGTTCTGCTCACCTAGTTGTGAATTCTTTGTAAATACACCACAACTTAAGCTAAATGTATGAAAATCATGATCTTTTTCTTCTTGATCGATAGTTAATGTACCAACAGTGCGGAATTCATCTAGAACGGTGTACGAAACAACTTTATGTCCATATCTAGGAATATCAGAAACAAGATGATTAAGATTAGAATAACCGATATTTTGCGCAACTAATTGCAAAGTATCATCGTTAATATCATCAGGTGACTCATGTAATAGGTTAGCACATAACGTTGTAAACGTCGCTGCATCATTATTGTGTATCCATGCAGGTATTAAATTTACGGAGCCTGTATTTTGATACGCATTAGTAATGATTTGAATTAACTTATGAACTGTTCCGTTATAGAACTGTGAAGCGCTAATATGATGCTTCTGTAAGTCCATTAAATATTTGCTTTTAATGTAGCGTTTTTCTGGATGATAATAAACAGTTGTATCAGTAGATGTATAACCTATAATAATATCGTTATCTGCTAGATCAGACGCTTGTATGAAACCTTTGCCCCAAACTGGGAACCTGTGATCTGGCGTACAAATAATTTTGTTATTATTATCTAGTACTAATTCAACTACCCCTGTGCTTTCATGTGTAATGCCTGCCCAAGATATTTTACCGGGTAGTAATTTACCGCTACATGGGCAGCAACTAATAGTGATATTTTCAATACCATTTTCGTAATCAGTAATTAGATCTCTAAGAGTTTTAGATTCGTTATCTATTAAATCAATTTTGGTATCTAAGTCTAAGCAACCACCTTGAAGCACGTCTACTTTTGAACCCGCACCATCTGCTCTTTGAGCCAAGAATATGTCTTCCATCTGGCTATTTTTAACGAATAACCCGCATGCTGTTGCAAACGTATGATGTGCGTGGTAATAGTCGTGTTGATCGATAGTAAGCGTACCTACATCCATTAACTCTGTAACAGTTTCAATATTAACGATTGATATAGTACCTGGTGTTAAATCTTTGGTGTATTCATCCCAATGGTTATATCGTTCAAATTGAGCATGTGCAGTAGTAAGATCGGTTTCAGTAGTGCATGTCTCAAATAACTCATCATCAGGAGTTAACAATATTGCAGGTACAAACCCTCCACCTCTAACAGGAACGCTATGATCAGGTGTACAAATTATTTCGTTACCATTACTTAGAGTAACCTTAATAACATTTGTATTAACACGAGTAACACCAGCCCAAGAAATAATACCTGGGTGGCATGTATTAGTTTCAGGATCTACTGAGTAGGCCCACAATTCATTGCCGTTATCAATCTCAGCAATAATATCTGATAATGAAAGCGTTCTACCATCCATAAGGGGAATAAGAGTATCCAACGCCAAACATTGTGGATTGTACACCGCATCCACCGCATTGGTACCATTTGGACTCTGGCTAGGAATCCGTTTTTGTCGCATTTCATTTTTTATAGTTTCCAGGTATGTTTTAATTCTATTAGGCGGCATTTTACCTACATCAATATAAAACACTCTGCGTTCTGGAGCACGTTGAATACGATAGATAATAATCGCATCTTCCAATAATTCTTTTTGTTTATGAGTTTTATATACAGTACGTAAAATTGATTCACCAAATGGAGCACTATCAGACATATCATCATTGATAGAGAACACAACCATTTTATCAGCATCAATAATCTCATATTCATCTTTGCTAGATATGCTACGATAACTAGATGTTGCCATATTAGGTGCGTTTGGTGTTTTAGAATTTGTACGTACCTGGTATCCTAATATGCGAGTAACATCGTTAGCATCAACTACCGCACCTGCGATATCACTAGCTGGAATCCATTCCCATTGCTTATAATTAGATGTTTTTCTAAAGAAACAATCACCGTATTTGACCATATTACGTGATAGTTTAAATAATCTATTATTATCAAAGCCATGTAAAGAGCACCAATGGCGTAATGCTGCTCTAATAGTAAGAACTAATGTATCATCTGATTCGTGACCTTCTTCAACCTGAAGATCAATTTCAAGAGGCATATTATTCTTATTATTTCTCGGTGTCATTTCTTCAGCAACGATATCGAGAGCTCTTGCGATCTCAACATCTTGATCCATGATATTATACTCATTATATCGAGAAACTCTAGATGAGCTACCTTGAATAATTTTTTGATACCAATTAAAGTTAGACGTGGATGCATATCCATGATCCATTATTTGGTTATCGTTTACCGTTACAGATGGCTGTGCTGGTGAAACGATACGGTAAAAATCGGTAAATTTGCCCATAGTTAACTCATTAATATATTGCTTGTGGTGACGGTTTCTTTAATTCTACTTCAAGCCTTTTTGAAATAAAGTCGCTTACTGCTGTACGCTCCGGGATAGACATATGCATCATATCATAATACTGAATCGATCCCCTCATAAAGTATGTTAACTCAACTATCTGTTCAATAATATTACTAGTTTCATGTGATAGTTGGTTAACATATTGATTTATTTGAGCTCTATCTTTAAACCTCAGGAGTCCAAAAAAAAAGTTAATGGATTGAGGGGAACCTCAACCTCAGCTTCTCCTTCACAATCTTCGCAAATGATAGGATACCTCATATTAGGTCCCCAGTCTTTACCATTATTCATTGCATCTGTAATCTTGGTAAAATCATTTTTAGGTAATGCGTGAACCCATTCATTAATTAAATCAAAATCGGTAACCTCATCAACTGATTTAATCATTCTTACAGTCGACTCTAACATCTTTGTTTTAATTTCAAGATTAGACATCGACTCATATTCAGTTGCGTCTTTCATAATAGAAAGAACATCTTTAAACTTGATAGGTTGAAGTGTTACAATCTGTCCATTATCTAAAGCAACAGTGTAATCGGTATCAACTAATGTTGGATCAATAGTTTTAGATGAAGCAATTATGTGAGCTAATGGAATTGTATATTTATGTGCTTTACCTTCAGCGCAATTGTGTGTATACGATATACGAATGGTAGGCCCTGTAGACACCTTACGTAACATTATCAACAACATATCTACATCTTTACCAAATAGCTCATCTGGTCTAAGTATTTGAGGTATACATCTAGCAAACACAATATTAATAGCGTTACCATTAATAATCTCTGAGATATTCTTCATACTAATGTCGTCATACGCAGACATAGGATAAACCATTACCTCTCCATCAACTACATCGTCCGCAAGCACTCCATCTGCATAAAATAAACCACACGATGGTAGTCTTACAACCTCACCAGGTAGTTTTAATCGATCTAGTAAAACGTTTGTTGTCATATGTTACTCCGCAGTAGTTGGTTCGCTATTTAGTTCGATAGTTTCAAAGCTGTTAGCGAGCTCTTGAATTAGTTCTTTTTGCTTATCAGTTAAATTGGCTGGAATAATACATCTAACTACACATAACAAGTTACCGGTCATCTGACCTACACGCATACCTTTTTTAGCAACACGTACAACACTACCAGTTTGTGTGCCAGCTGCAATTTTAACGTTAATATCACCATCAATGGTAGATACTTGAACAGTTCCACCTAAGCATAACGTATCGTATGTGCAGTCAATCTGACAAACAAGATCAACCGGACCTTTTCTATCAAATCTTGGATGCGGTAATATCGTAACATCAATATACAGATTACCGGTATGGTTTTTACCACAATGTCCACCGTGGTGTATTTGTAATCGATTACCTGATAATCCTTTTGGTATATTAATATCGATAGTTACTCTATCAACAACAGTTCCTTCACCATCACAGCTACCACATGGATGTTGAATAATTTTACCACTACCTTTACATGGCTGGCAGATGCTCTGCTGCATAAATGGTCCGTTTTGAACTACATGCACACCACTACCTTTACATAAACTACATCTAACAGTTTCATTTGGTTTAGAAGTACCCTGACCATTACATGTAGAGCACTTAATACGCTTATTATACTTAACTTCTCTAGTAGTGCCATGGTAAGCTTCTTCTAGCGTAATATCAATACCATATAACAAGTCTAAATTTTCATGAGCTTGCTGATGCGCTGGATGATCAAATGGATTAAATCCACCAAAACCGCCACCAAATGGATTAAAATCTGGTTGAGGATTATCATACTCTGATCTTTTAGCAGGATCAGACAAAGTATCATACGCAGTGCTTAGTTTTTTAAATATAGCTTCCGATTCTGCATTACCATTGTTCCGATCAGGGTGATGCTTCATCGCCAACTTACGATATTGTTTTTTAATTTCATCTTGTGATGCATCACGAGACACACCTAGAATTTTATACAGATCTTCAGACATATTTGCTCATTAAATTGGTTAAATATTAACATTATAATACTAAAGGCAATTGATAGCCAGTATTCCTCCTTATTTAGCAAAATATGTTTTGATGTTAAGGATAAATACAAAGTGAAGTATTGTGCACGGTTGCTTATATTTCATAACCATTCATATAGAGATAAGGAGGCTAATATGGGTAGCAATGAAGTCGAATACATCCCACAACTTGATGTTTACTTCGATAAGCAGCGGAATATTTACGTAGATAAGCACGGCGCATTTATTAATCCAGAGGATGAACGTGCACCGGTTGATGAAGATGATAAAAATAAAAAAGCTGATAACATGAACGTGAACAACTTAAAACTTTCAATCTCAACAGTAGTGCAAGTTATTACTTTTACTATTGCGGTTATATCACAATATAATATATTAAAAACTGGAATTGATGATAGTAATACGCAGCTAACATTGTATAAAACATCAAATGAAAGTAAATTTGCAGACTTTACAGAGATTAAAAACGAAGTTAAGACATTGAAAGCTCAAGTAGAGCTTCAACAAGAAGTAATAAACTCACTTCAAGTTAAGTTAGCAAATAAACGATAGGCGCTATAGCGCCTATCGATGTACACCTGGAGCATACATGTAGTTGTGCCGTGATAATGAAGCTACATAATTACAGTTGTTAATAAAATAAGGGATGTTCAACTTTGCATCCGCATTCATGCGGCTAATTATCGCCTGCAACTGATTGATACGTTGAACATCTTGCTTAGCTGATAACAAGTTATTAACCTCATCAGTAAACTGGTGATTCACTGGTATAGCAGTACTAACATAATCTGTATATTTGTGATTGTAGCTGTACACCATTGGAACATTGTTAATAATCATATAGTTACGTTAAGTTCTCAGTAAAATAATTTTTCCAGTCTTCGTATATATTTAATACTGTTCTGGTATTAAGTGGTTCAAACACTGCACGTTCCATAAAGAACTCTTTAAATTCAGAAAAAACATTCATTGGTAAGTACCTAGCACCTTCAGGTAATTCAACTTCTAGTACTTGTGCTCTATTCTGAAATATGATTAGTTTATCATGATGCTTGATTAATGTAGTATCCATCAGTTTTCCTTAGTTAATGGTAAAACTCGGGTTATCATATTATTTATTGAAAAACTTGCACTTTTCTACTATTGAGATTATTATAAAAATCCACCCTTCATTAAATTATAGTAAATATTTACTTTTTAATACGGAAGTTTAATTTATGAGTAATACAGGGTACGTTCAAGTAATTGATAATTTAGTATATCATGCAATACGGAAGTTGCAGACGACAGGAACAGTGGACGATGAATGGCAACACATGGTGGATATAATTAACCTTTGCGCTAATACATATCAACAAAACCCTCAACAAGTACTTAGTGATTATTCTAATCAATTAAGCCAAACATTAATTACACTAGCTAATGTACAAACCGACTAATGCAAAACAGCTACTAACAGATTGTACCAAATTATTAATATCATTAGAAGATAAATTAGATGTAACTCATGGATTTGATGAGATTCTATTATTAGATGAATTAATTAAAATGTATCCAGATATCAGTGTTAAAGAACATATCATTGGATCAAAATATAAAGACTTTATTGTTGAAATGTATAAGAGGTATAGTCCAGCATCTGAATATAAAGATGAACTACCTTACATGCCATATAATATCAGAAGCGGTGTGTACTCATCAATTATGGGACTGATGGGAGAGTACATATCATATGCTGCATGTCAAGAGCTTTATAAAGATGTAAAGTTATTACAAGATAATACTAATCAGTTACATGGTAATGACATCGAATACTATCATAATGAGCATTATATAACAGCTGATGTTAAAGTGTCGACTACAGATTGGACGCAGGAACCTATTATTAAATGTCACCCAGATTGGTTTGCTCCAACAAAAAAATCAACCCGGTTTCATATCGTAGATATTTTCAATGGGATGCATTTTGTTATCGGTAGGTCGTTTTTACATTATCAGTTTGAACGACATGGTAGAATTATACCTATATCAGCTATGTCTAAATATGGCGTCTATACTCAGAGCAATATATCGCATATTGTGCAATCGTTCTTAAATTAAGGTTAACTACATGAAATTAATATATTTTGTACCACTGCTGTTTCCAATCCTAGTATCTGCAGATGTAATACCTAATCCTGCATTAACCCCAGGTGCAATTGATATTAGTGTAACTCAAAAGAATTTACATAATACAGTTTGTGTTACAGGATACACATCTACCGTTAGACCAGGTGTTAACTATACAAATAAATTAAAAAAACAACAGATCGATGAGTATCAATACACCGATAAAGATATGCGGCACTACGAAGAAGATCATTTGATTCCATTAGCTGTTGGTGGTCATCCAAGGGACCCACGTAATTTATGGCCTCAACCTTGGGCTGGCACCATGGGAGCTCGTAAGAAAGATGTACTTGAAGGTTGGGCGCATAGAGCGCTATGTAGCGGTAAAATTACTCTAGCGTATGCACAAAGCTTATTTGTAGGTGATTGGACTGTCAACTATCATAAATTAATAAAGTAGATTTTAGTATATTATAATACTATAATATCATTTTTATATTAGGAGCAATTATGAAATCTAAAATACACGCAATGCTTGAGCTACAAGACATCTTTAATAAAAAAGTTCATCCGGAATGGATTGAACAAGGTTACGCTTGGGATCAAGCAATCTTATGTGAAGCTGGTGAGTTACTAGAACATACTGGTTATAAATGGTGGAAACAGCAAACACCTGATATAAATCAAATGGTTATGGAGTTAGTGGATATCTGGCACTTTGGTATGAGCTTAGATATGGCGTTATATGCTGATATGGATACCAATGATTTTACATCATTAGTTGCTGGATATGAAGCCGATATTAAGTATGCTGTTGAGACGTTTAGTAGTAAGCCTGATTTTGATCCAATGCAATTTAAGTGTGCTGTTACTATATTAGTTAATGGTGTCACCAGTATTGAACCTATGTTTGATACAGAAATATTCTTCTTAATGTGGCATTCATTAGGGCTTACATTTGATGACTTATATAAGCGGTACATAGGTAAAAACGCATTAAACGAGTTTCGTCAGCTGAATGGTTATAAATCTGGTACTTATATTAAGATCTGGAATAATCGTGAAGATAACGAATATTTAACTGATATTTTAGAGTCTCTTCAACTCGATGAGAACTTATATTCAAACGTGCTCAATCAATTAACTGTTGAGTATTCAAAACTATAAAATTAAAGGAGTTATGTTACAATGGCGGCAGAGCAGATTACTGATTTTGGATACAATATATTTTTAACACCAAGATCAGTTTTAGTATCAGGTCAAGAATCTATTTTCACTGGAATTACAGTTCACAGTCCATCTGACGATGTTTCTGATCAAGTTAATGAGTTCTGTGTATCACATGGATTAAATGCACGTGAGTATCAAATCCGTAAAGATTTAATACTATATGTGTAATGCTAGCTGCTTAAGCTCATCAGCTGTAGCATTATTTTTAAGCATGTTAGCTCTATAAGATATCACTTGGATATTATCTCGCTCATATCCAAGTGAAGAGTCTTTTCTATCTATCGAATAAGAGTTATCCTGTACTCGTCCACGATTAAATCGTAACGGAATATTTAAAATTGGGCAAGTAATTGGGTAGCTTAATTCATGCAGGTCAGTAACTGTTAGTGTAAACGCAATGTTTCGCTTCTTTGCAGATGATTTTAATCTATTGTAAATAGTTTTAACATCAGGTGTATACACGGTGATATCTCAACCAAGTAATAATTCTTGATTATTTTCAGATACTACTGCAATATTAGCGTTTTCGTATAACGGGTTATTAGACTTCAACGAAATCAATGCAGATTGTGCTTCCAATTGAGTTTGAAATTTAGCAACTACCGCACCATTTAATTTAATTGCATATTGTGTTGCTTGATTAAGTAACATAAGGTTGATCCATTGTAATTAGTTAAGTATAATATTATTTACCTTAAAACGCAAATAGGTGGAAATCATGTGCCAACTTACAATAGCAGAATACAATCGTATGTTCAATGCTAACTTATCAGATGATCATCATTACGAGACATTATCACAACTACAATTAGTTCTTGCTAAAGAAGTAATAGAAGATGATGCTGATGGCGATGAATAAATACTCGTTTTGATCATTGGATGTTATTATGCTGTTACGTGATATATTATTAGAAACTCCCGCACTATCTGCACCAATGGATGATGACTTTTATCTTAGTAATGAAGAAGATAACTCACGTAGATTAAAAGAGTTATTGGAACTAGATGTAGCGCTAGTATCTAAGATTAATAACGATGTTAGTGTATTTCACGCAGTAGAAAGAAAGCATGAAGTCTTTTTTGCGGTTGATAAATCTACTAGCAAGATAGTATATTACATGATGTTTGAAACAGAGTCGGAACCGCTTATCGGTCAGTTTGTATTTCAGTCGTTCGTATGGCTCGATAAAACGTGCAGTGCTGCAATTGGATTACCAAAGCGTATATTGTTTGGATTAGTTAAACAATATGGTACTGTACTTACAGACTCTATTCAAACCTGGGATGGTAGAGACTTCTGGTTAAGACGAATTAAAGATGCGCTTGCTAAAGGTCTACACGTATATTATATTGATTTTCAATATAATAGATTAGAGCAATTACATTCATATGAGGATGTTATGCGAGTAGATAAGCAATATAAGATTTGGGATACATATGGCTTTGATAAACGTCTTGCAATATCCGCTAAACTATTGATTAAAAATGAAAAATAAACTACAAACACCAACCTTTTGGTTAACTGGATTATCGGCAGCTGGTAAGAGTACTTTATCTATTAAGCTACGTGAGCACTTAATAGATAAAGGCCACAATGTAGAAGTTATAGATGGTGATGTTCTACGACAAACAGTATCTAAAAACTTAAGCTTTTCACCAACTGATCGATCTGAAAATATAAAGATAGCTGCTACTATGGCATCTAAGTTAGTGCGTGAAGGTATTATTCCAATAGTAGCTATGATTTCTCCATCAATGGATGATCGTCAGAAAGCTGGTGACTTAATTGGTTCCGGCTTTCTAGAAATTTATGTTAAGTGTCCGGTCGATATATGTATTAACAGAGATCCGAAAGGGTTATATGCTAAAGCGTTAGATGGTGTAGTTCACGAGGTCACTGGGTTAGATGCACCATATGATCATCCAATGACACCACATCTAGTAATAGACACTGCTGTTAATGATGTTGAGAAAAGTATCAACATATTAACAACCTTTGCTGATTTAGTACTAAATACTGATGCTCGTAGAGCATAAAATAGTTGATTTTGTATCGATTATAATATAGAATACATCGTAGTATCTGTAGTTGAAGTCCTGCAGTGAGTAGTAATACAGACTTATAATATAAACCAAAACCTTTAAAATAATAGGAAAATAAAATGACAAAACGTACTTTTAGCTTAGATGCATTAAAACAACAATTCGCTGCTGAAAAACAACCAACTAGTGGTGGTAACGGCAACTACTATCCATTCTGGAATATCGGATTCGGTGAACAATCAATTGTTCGCTTCTTACCTGACAAAGATGTAGCAAATCCTTGGTTCTTACTCGAAAAAAGTCATCATGATTTAGTCGTTGATGGTGAGAAAAAACGTGTAAACTGCTTAAAAAATTATAATGAAGATTGCCCTATATGTAAAGCATCACAACAGTTCTATAAGAATGGTGATGAAGTATCTGGTCAACAATTATATCGTAAGCGCCAATATCTTGGTCAAGTATTGATTGTGGATGATGCATTACCAGCTGATAAAGAAACTGGTGTGAATAGTAATGGTGAAGTTAAAATTGTATCATTAGGTCCTAAAATTTATGCATCTATTAAAGACTCAATTGAAACTGGTGAGTTAGATGAAGCACCGCATTCGTATGAAGACGGTACTAACTTTATCATTAAAAAGAGTCAAGATGGTAAGTACGCAGATTATTCAAGAAGCAAATTTGAAAGACGTCCAACTCCTATCGCAGAAGATTTAATTGATGGTATTGAAGATAAACTAGTTGTGCTAACTTCATTGTTACCTGCTAATCCAGGTGCAGAGGCGCTGTCTCAATTACTTAATAATCATTTAAATGGTGGTGTAGCTGAGCCAGCTGTACCAACATATAGTGCTCCATCAGTTGCCGCAGCAGTTACTGCAGCGCCAGTCGCAACTCCAACACCTGTGGTAAGTGACGATAGTGTAGATGATGATGCTGAAGCGGTTCTTGCTCAATTAAGAGCAAGACGCAATAAAGTTCAGTAATCTACACGGACAAGGACGTCCGTCTTTTATCTAGGAGGTGTTTTATGAAAAAACTAGCAATAGTGTTCTGGTTGATTACGGTCTTTGGTATGATTAGTTTTGTAGTTGGTGAGATATTTAGCCCTGCAGCTAAAATAATGCTCGATGACCAAGCATTCGCACGAACTTCATACGACCATAGCTATTCACCATCAGCATCAGTTAAATCCAATCAACCTGAACAACAATAGGTAAACTTAAAATGATTATTAGAAAACAGTTTAAATTTGAAGGCGCTCATATCGTACGTAATTGCTCATCTATTAGATGTAAGCAATCAATTCACGGTCATTCATATGTAGTAGAAGTATTCTTTACCGCTGACGGATTAGATAACGGTCAAATGGTAATGGATTTTGGTCTTATGAAACATACGATCGGTAATTTTATCGACTCGTTTGATCATACTTATACAGCTTGGAATCTTGAAACTCAAGAGTTTAAAGATTTTATGATTAAGAACTCATCACGTTATATTGAAATGCCTGTAAGTCCTTCAGCTGAAGCTCTTTCACTTATGTTCTTATTCGTTTTAGATAAGATTGTAAAAAATACAGAGTTTAACAATGGTGAAGAAGGTGTTCGTATAACATCAGTTCGTGTTCATGAAACTACTACAGGTTATGCTGAGTCATTCCAAGACGATTTAGTTTACTTTCCATACGAACTATCTGATATTCATATCAGCGATGAAATTAAGAGTGAGTGGAAAGATCCTGATATGTGGAATAAATTGTTAAATGGTGTTCCATTTGTTAACCCAGTAGTAGAACAACAGGTATAATATGTCTGGTATTAAGACTACTACAGTGAGATTACTCTAGCGTTACTGTTCAATGGTATTGTTATAACGATAGTATAACGCTAATAGCTGTTATTCCCATTGCTAACAAGTGATCGTAATATTTTAATACACATCTATTGATTTATTATTGTCACTTGTTCTCCCTTAAGTTTACAAGGTATAAACATGAAATTTCTTAAAGACTTCAATAAAACAGTCAATAAGATGGGTGATGGTGTGTCAACTGATACATCTCCACCTAATTATTGGTTTGGATCAGGCAACTACGTATTAAATAAAATTATAAGTGGTAACTTTCAGCATTGTATTGGTCAAGGTCGTGTAACCGGCTTAGCTGGTCCAAGTGGTGCAGGTAAAAGCTTTTTATTAGCTAATATCATTAAGCAAGCACAAAAAGAAGGAGCTTATATTCTTCTACTTGATAGTGAAAATGCATTCGATGATGATTGGGCAACCGCTATTGGTATTGATGTTACTAACGAAAACTATAATTGTATTCAAGTTAGTAAAATATCTCATGTAATTTCTATTGTTAGTGCGTTCTTTAAAGGTTATCGTGAAGATTACCCTGATGGTAAAGGTCCTCAAGTATTAATAGCTCTAGATAGCTGTGATATGTTAATGACTGAGTCTGAAGCTGAAAAGTATGATAAAGGTGATGCTAATGCTGATCAAGGCCAACATCCAAAACAAATAAAACAAATGCTTAAAGTGTTCGTTAATGATATTAAACCTTTAAATGCTAGTATGATCGTGACTAAGCAGGTATATCCAGCTAGCCGTGAGCAGTTAATGAAAGGTGAAGGTGCATGGGTAGTTACGGATTCGATTAGATACCCGCTATCGCAAATTCTTTTAATATCAAGATTAAAATTAAAAGATGGTACTGATGTATCAGGTATTAGAATGAAAGTTGAGGGCTTTAAAACTCGCTTTACTAAACCATTTCAAAGCGTTACCATTGAAGTACCTTATGATACAGGTATGAATGAATGCAGTGGATTGCTTGATGTTGCTGTTAATACCGGTATTGTTGTTAAAACTGGTGGTTGGTATGCAATGAAAGATAGCGATAAAAAGTGGCGTGGAGCTGATATCGCTGAGTATGCAGATCAAATTCTTGAGCTAGCTGCACAAGAAAATCGATTCTTACAAATCAGTGATGATGAAGAAGTAGATATGTCTGGCATTACAGTTCCAACAACACCAATAGCTCCTTAAGCTTGTAGGTGCTGTGTCTATTGATACAGCACCAATTATAACTTATAATATAAAAGATGACTATGAATAGCCTCGAACTACTTAAAAAAGATATTAAAAACCTAGATCAAATAATTACGGTTTATAAAGAGGATTTAAGTGAAGCTGAAAAGGTATTGCATTTATCTGGTAAACGTATAGATATCGCTAATGCAGAGCAAACTGGTTGGGCTGATTATTATCATCAACAGAGCATTGAAGTAAAATATCTAAAAGAACACGTAAGTGTTCTACTTGATGAAGTGTATGGTCGGCTATGGAAGCAATGCACTGAAAAGATGGATAGAGTGTTAGTAGTTAAAGATAAAGATCATTACATTAAACATGATCCAGAATACCTAGCAATGATACAACCGTATCTAAAAATAAGTGAATTATACGAACAATTTCAACGAGTTAATGAAAGCTTTCACACACGTGGTTACGCATTAAACAATTTAACTCGATTAATAGTAGCTCAAAGCAACGACTGGATAATTTCATGAGTAATGTTACAGTTACGATACACGACGAAGTGCGCTGCACTTTTGTTGGTATGGCGCGTCAACATATAGATGATTTATTTGACAAGTATAATTTATTTGAATCAAATTATAAGTATATGCCAAAATACCAGTTAGGTGTTTGGGATGGTAAAATTGCATATTTTAAAAAAAATGGTGATACCTTTCTTTATCTATTGCCAGAGATCGTTAGTAGATTAAAACGCTTAGGTTATGTAGTTAATATTCAAGATAATCGTACGTTTCCCTTCTATGAAGCTAATGATGTTGATGAAACATACTTTAGTCATAAGATATTTCACAAGACAAACAAACCATATGAGTTATTAGATCATCAAATAGAAACAGCTAATAAATTATTGGCTGCTGGTAGCGGTATTGCATTAGCTGGTACCGGGTTTGGTAAAGCTCAACCTTTGCATTGCAAGGTCTTAACTCCATCTGGTTGGCGCACTATGGGTGAGCTAGCTGTAGGTGATGAAGTAGTAACACCTAAAAACACTATAGCTACTATAAACGGTGTTTTTAATCAAGGTGTTACAGAGGTATATAAAGTTACTATGTCAGATGGCGGATTTACTTATGCTAATCCAGAACATCTTTGGAAGACGTATAATAGTAATTGGTTGCGCCATGGTAAAGATGCGTTTAATATTCAGAGCACTACTGAGTTATTACACCGTGTAAACAATACCAAACAAAAAACATTTATTCCAGTAATTCCAATTCCAATAGATTTTGCACAACGTGAGTATGTTATTGATCCGTTTGTATTAGGATCATTATTACCACTGGTAAAGGCTACAAGTTATGACTTATATGTGCATGTTCGTAATAAAACCGGTAATGGATTCTCTGTTAATACGATGGTACCCTGGCTTGAATTATTAGGCTTTAGAGTAATACTTTACGGATTAAAAATAGTAATTAAGCCCACTAACGATGATTCGCAACGGTTATATGATTACTTATCATATGTAACTAGAGAAGTAAAAGGGATTCCACATGAATATATTTTTACTACTGCAGCTGATCGATTAAATTTCTTACAAGGTGTGTGTAGCACTACTTGCTCACTATCATACATTCAAGGTGTTGTTACGTTTGTTGTTATTAATACTGATATCATCAATGACCTCAAGGATATGATACACTTACAAGGTGGTCGTATCATACAAGGTAGTACATCAAATTTAACTGAAGATTTTGATGAGGTAGATGAACCAGTGACTGGTGACAGACCGATAAAAACAATCAACTTCTATCATAAATACCCTGATCTCTTTTTTGTAGACCACGATGCCAAGAAAGTATTTTTGTGCTACCAGGAAGAGAAAAAACGAGTACATATGCGCAGAGTGTATTCAATTGAGCGATGTGAGCCGGAGTTAACTAGATGTATATCGATTGATGACCCGGATCATTTATATGTAACGGACGACTGTATTATAACACATAACACTATTCTCAACGCAGTGATATGTGATGTATATGCTAAAAAGGGATGTAAGACACTCACCATTGTGCCAGCTACATCATTAATTGTACAAACAATTAAACAGTTTAAGGAATTAGGGTTAGATGTACACCATTACAACTCAAAGTCACCTGAGATTGATCATGATCATATTGTAACTACTTGGCAAACCTTACAGCATTGCCCTCACCTTATTAAAATATTTCAAATGGTGGTGGTTGATGAATGTTTAGCTGGTGATACTAAGGTATTATTAGCTAATGGGAACTACGAGGAAATTCAAAATATAATAGCTGGGCAAGTAATAATATCATATAATGTAAACGAAAATAGATTTGAATCGGATATAGTGATTAAAACACATCGTAATCTGATAAAGTCGTCGAACGAAAAAATGTATAGATTAACGTTTGAAGATAATACAACTATCGACGTAACTGGTAATCATATGATATTAACAGATATTGGATACGTACGAGCGGATATGCTAAATGAAACACATGACATAATTAGTTATTAAATTTCAAGGATTTATCTATGAATCATAGTTTTAGTGTAGTACGATACGTGCCTGGGTTAGAAGACGGGTATGTAAATACATCAGATACAAGAACATCAAAATTTTATAGAGCAGCCGTAGTACCATTTATTTACGATCAGCATGGTAACAAGCAGTACGTTTTTGATGGCGATTTTATCGTCATATCAGACAACAAAAAGACGTTACGTCCAAGAGAAGCAGTAAAGTTTGCAAAATATATGTAGAATGTGGTACTAAATTAGTTGATAACTAATATTATTCATACTATAATACATGAATGAAAATAAAATCAAAAATTGAAATTGAAAGACCAGACATCGTGTATAACTTGCACGTATCTAAGAACAACAACTACGTCGCTAATAACGTAGTTGTTTCCAACTGCCACGGATCTAAAGCTAGTAAGCTGTTTGAACTATTAACCGATTATGGTAATAATATAGTTCATAGGTACGGATTAACCGGTACGCTACCAGATGAGCCAATTGAGAAATTAAGAACTCATATTGCATTAGGTCCGGTAATTCATTCAGTAAGTGCTAAAGAATTGATTGCTAAAGAGTGGTTAGCTGTTCCTAACATAACTGTAATGCAATTAAACGATATTAATTACTTACTTGCAAATGGTGTTCCAAAGCCACACGATCTTATGTATGAAGAAGAAGAGCATTTCTTTAAAGTAAATCTCAATAGAAAGAAGTGGATCGCGGATTTTGTAATTGAAACCCAACAAAAAAGTAGCATAAGTAATACGTTAATATTAGTAAACACCATTAAGTTTGGAAAAGAATTACATGAATTAATTCCAAATTCTTATGTTTTAAATGGGGCAGATAAGGTAAATCTTAGAACAACCATTTATGATTTATTTGAAACAAATAATGATATGGTGGTAATATGTACAAAGCAAATTGCTGGTGTTGGATTAAGTATCGATAGAATTTTTAACCTCATTTATATAGATGCAGGTAAATCATTTATTAATACTATTCAGCAAATAGGTCGGGGATTACGTAAGAGTGCTGATAAGGATAATGTTAATATTATTGATATATGCAGCAACTTATCATCAGCTAATGGGCGCATGAAGAAAAGAGTTTCATATTATAAGGCAGCGGGGTACCCGCATCAAAGATGTTTAATTAATTACGACAAAATAGAATAAGGTAGATACATGATCTTACATGATCCGGAAGGGCTCCCGCTGGTAATTAATGATATTAGAACACCATTACGAACTAACTTTGTATGGTATTTAAATCTAAAAGAAATGGATTTTGTATTAGTTAATATACGAGTACTTGAAGAAAATAATTGCAGTACTGTTACACTCAATATTAATGGCCGATTATTAAACGTTCCTTCATATTGGTATGTACTGGTATGCGATCCTGAAACAACTCAATTAGATGCTGTTCAGGCATCTGGGTTATCTAATAGCACTTTTTATGCGTTAGTATATGGTGCACATATATCACAACCTGAATTTTTACAGATACATGTTGTAGATTGGTTACCGGTTGAATCAAACATTTATCCTACCTATAATAGAAACTTAATGACCTGCCATGATGTCGGTGATGGTAAGTGGGTCTGCTTATCGTTCTCTGATGCGTATAGTCGGTTCTTAAAGAACAAAACAGCAAACGATTTAATTAATTATTAATTATTAAGGTATTACAGATGGCAAAAAAACGATCAGAAATTTCAGTTAGTGAGTTTAAATCTTGGATATCAGGTATTCAAGATATGCAGGAAGGTGACTGGACTCCAAATAAATCACAGTGGAATAAAATTCGTGATAAGATTAATCTATTATCCGAACAAGAAGATATTGCGCTTGCTCAGCAACCACAGTATCAGCAACCACAATACAATCAAAATTATGGCTATCAACAACCAAATATACCATTATGGACTCCAGAGCAAGCTAGTCCATTAGAGGTGCCATTAACTGCAGTAACATATGATAACGGACAAGCAGCTGAATTTATATGAAAACACAATTAAATAATGGTATCTTATGGTATGATGGGTCGTATGAAGTTGATTCAGCTGATATCATGCAATATATTAATTTACCTAATATTTGTGTTAATCATTTAACTGATGAGTTAATTCAGTATAATAAATTAGTAGAGCATCCAATAACGGTTAAGAGTAAGATTGGTGCATTAGATACAAGTTGGAATATACCTAATCAATATTTAACATTAGATGTGGATAAGTATATTACAACAAAATTAATAGATATGTGCATTGGTTGTACTGATAATGAGTTTTATAAAAGATTTAATCGGGTAAAGTATGAGCTAAATGTTTATAAATCGTTAAATCTATTAGACTTATTACGTACGATGATTTATATTATCGATACATATAAGCAACATAATGTAGTATGGGGTGTGGGTAGAGGTAGTAGTGTTAGTAGTTATATACTATACTTATTAGAAGTACACGATATTGATAGTGTATTGTATGATTTAGAATTTTCAGAATTTTTGGACGGTTAATATGAGCTTTGATAGATTTAAAAACTTTTTTTTAAAGTCGAAATTAGAAACAGTTCAGCGTAAAAGTATAAACAGTCGATCATCAAGTAGTGATCGTAGAGCTAGTAGTACATCTAGTGTGTTTAGTGATAGTAGTTCATCATATAGTGATAGCAGCTCACATAGTAGCAGCTCACATAGTGATTGTAGCTCATCTAGTGACGGTGGGTCATGTGGTGGATCAGATTAATTTAATAGGAGTATAAAAATGGCAAGAGTAACAAGTAGTTTAGGTCAAGTGGTAGATTTTGAAATGTTAAAAATTATGAGTGAGCTTAATGCTCCACCACCTAGAAAACCTCGTCCGGCTGCACCATCGCCACAGTATTCAAACAACGAACCTATCGTTGAAGAGGTACCCGCTAACTTAGTTGTAGCACAACCTGAATCTGTAAGAAAAGCTAAGGATGTAGTAAAATGATTAATGCTCGCGTACAACGTGATGGTGTGCTGTTTGTCTTTAATGATAATACAAACAGCAAAGGTTTTGATAACGTGTCAGCTGGCGGTATTGTATTTTCATCGTATGATCACGATGTAAACTCTCATAGATGGGGCACAATTAAAGTAGTTGGTCCAGATTGTGAGTTTGTTAAAGTTGGTGATGTCGTGTTAATTGAAAACCTAAGATGGACTGATGGATTTGATATTGACGGTGTAAAGCTTTGGCGTACAAATGAAACTGAGATCATGTTAATCAAAGAGTAATAAGTTGTATTGTTGAGTGGTTCGCTGCTCAACAAATTTTAAAATAATATTTTACAGGTACATAAAATGAATTATATCAATAATCACATCACTAGCACTTACAAACCAGTTTCATTGTCTGATGTTAAATCAACTACAGAGCTTACACTTAAGCAAGTTGAAAATAAAATCGTATGCAATAGATATAATAGAAAAACTATCGCATTTCAAATTATTGGCGATATGATTAAATTAGGATATAAAAGAAGAGTAATTATTGCACAGTTAGTAGAAAACCTTAGGGTTAATACTAATTATGCTACAATTTTAATACAACAATACCGCAAAGCAAATGGCTTGGTTGAGGCTAGATTATGAACTACTCAGTAACATATCTACCACCATTAGTTGGAAATTATGATTGGTCACGAATAAAAACACCTGAACTATATGGTTTTACAGCTCAGGTGATTTGTGTTTTTACAATTAATGATGAAGGTGCTGGCTAGCCAGCACCTTCGGTGTTTATGCTTGTACTAATGCAGAATCAGTTCCAACCATTAGTTCGTTATGACCAGTACCGTCAGTATAACTAACAGCTACCGACATTGTTTTATTAACCTCATCAAAGGTTAATAGATAAGTAGCATTAGTTGCACCATTAATTACAATGTCATCAGCTTTCCATTGATATGAGAATGCACTGAGCCCATCAACATCAGCTAATGCTGTTGTATCAGCTGTTAATGTAGCCCCAACAAATAAATCACCTGTTATCACTACTGTGCCAGTAGGTGAATTGTTTGGTGTGAGCACTGGACCAGTTGCTGTTACTAATACTAATTCATCATATCCAGCAGTGTCAGTGTAAGTTACAGCTACTGATATGGTTTTATTTAATTCAGCAGATGTTAACACAAGCGTAGTGTTAGTTGCATTAGCGATATTTACAGTATCAGCTTTCCATTGATATTGTAATGTACCTAATCCGTTAGCATCAACGAGATTGGTAGTATCAATAGTTAATGTTTCACCTGTAATCAAGTTACCGGTTATCTGTAATGTACCAGTAGGTAATACGTTAATAGGTTTAACAACAATCAATGCAGTAGCACTTAAACTTTCTGCAAAACTATCACCGTCAACATAACTAATATCTACTGACATTATTTTACCAATTTCCGCACTAGTTAATGTATAAGTAGCGCTATCGGTCGCACCAGCAATTACGATGTCGTCAGCTTTCCATGTATAATGCAATGTACCTAGTATATTACCATCGGTAACTGCTGATGTATTTGCAGTTATTACTTGACCGTTAATTAAATTACCAGTTATTGTTGCAGTACCTAATGGATGAGCATTAACTAATCCAGCAGCTGTACCAACCATTGATTCATTCCAACCTGCTTGATCTTTATATGTTACCTCAACTGTTATAGTTTTACTCGCTTGTGCTTGTAATAACAAGTATGTTTCATGGGTTGCACCTGCGATATTAACCCCATCGGCTTTCCACTGATAATGGAATATACCTAATCCACTACCGTCTGCTAATAACGATGTATCTGCTGTTAACGTTGATCCAACTATTAAGTTCCCAGTTATTGATACACTACCTGTTGGTGCAATATTAACAACTTTAATTATATCATCCGCTGTAGCTGTTAATGACTCACTATAACCATCATCATCGATCCACGCAACTACTACCGAAATAACTTTACCTAGATCAGCCTCGGTTGACGTATATGTTTGAATGTTACTTGAACCTAATATATTAACTCCATCAGCTTTCCATTGATAATGCAATGTACCTAAGCCGTTACCATCACCTATTGTGCTAGTATCTGCAGTTAGTTCACTACCTAGTACTGTATCACCAATAAGAATTACATTACCTGTCGGTGCAATTGGTGCATGTACGATTGGGTTAGTAGGTACACTCACTGCAGTTTCTAAATGACCACCACCGTCAGTGTAGCTAACTTGTACTTTTATTGCCTTACCGGTATCACCCATTGTTGTAATATAGTTTGCATTAGTTGCACCAGGTATTGCTATATTATCTGCGTACCAGATATAACTAAATGCACCTAATCCGTTTGGATCAGCAATAGTGTTATTAATAGTTAAGTTGAATCCAGTAATAGATGCACCAATGATAGATACACCACCAGTGTGTGGTACGTTAGCAGTACTAATTGTTCCCGCTGTTGCAGTTAAGCTCTCTGGATAACCATCACCATCAGTGTAGGTAATTGTCACAGTGATTAATTTACCTGCGTTAGCTTGAGTAACTTGATATGTAGCGTTAGTAGCATTAACGATATTAACATTATCAGCTTTCCATTGATAACTCAATGTACCTAACACGTTAGCATCAACTAATTCTGATGTATTAGCCACTAAAGTTGATCCAACAGTCAATCCACCTGTAACTACTACCGTTCCAGTTGGAGCAGCGTTTTCACCAATAACCATAGTTGTTGGTGCACTAGTTGAAGATTCTGCGAACCCATCACCATCGGTGTAGCTTATAGTTAATGTAATAACTTTACCGTGATCGGATTCAGCAACTACATACGTAGCCGCAATAGCATCAGGTATAGCAATACCATTAGCTTTCCATTGATACTGTAATGTACCTAGTTCGTTAGCATCAGCTAATGTGCTAACACCTTGCAGTGTACGTCCGATAACTGCAGTACCTGTAATCGTAACCGTGCCAGTACCTGCAACGTTACCAAGACTAACAACACGTGTTGCGGTACCTGTAATGCTTTCTGCAAAGCTGTCACCATCCAAGAATGAAACATTAACAGATATAAGTTTACCCACATCTGAAAGACTGATTGCGTAGCGGTTGAAGTTATTGTTTGGTACAGCAATACCGGCAACATACCATCTATACGTGTATTCGGTGTTCACTGCTAACCCGTTTGGATCAGTAATATTGAGTACTGCTGTAACATATTCATCAGGTTTGAGCTTACCGGTGATAGTAACTGTACCGGATGCTGCTTGATTTACTTTAGCTATTATAGATGCAGTGCTAACTGTTGCAACTTCAAAGTTACCACTATTATCATAGTATGACACCTTAGCTGCAACAAACTTGTATGCCTCTGCAAGAGTAAGTAAGTATGTTGGGCTTGTAGCGCCTGCAATTGCAACTCCATTAGCAAGCCATTGATAACTAAATGTACCTAATCCATCTTCATCAGTTAAATCATTACTAACAGTTAATGTTGATCCAACAAACAAACTACCTGTAATAAACAATCCACCCATATGTGGATGATTTACAGATGCATCTAATGCACTACCAGTTAATAAGTATGAATCTTGACCAATATATGTAATTTCACATACACCGTGTGGTGGTAATTTTACGGATGATGATACGTATCCAGTACCTGGTACGTATGCTGATATACCTTCAAGTGGGGTAATTAGCATTCTAAGTGCATTTGAATTACATACAGTAATTTTTGCACCCACTCTATTATGATGTGCCAGAGAAACACTATTATTTGATACAACCCACATTGCAGTAGTAGCACTTGATACTGTAAATGCGTTACTAGTTGTAACTACCTCTGGTAAAACTGATGATCCTGGAAGTTGCCATGTTGCAGCGTTAACCCCTGTACCAGTTAATACAAATCCAGCTTGAGCTGCTCCAGATACTTTTGTATAGTTTACTAATTCAGCATTTAAATTAGGAATTAAGTTAGTTGAACTTACCACCAACGGCGCATTTGATGATGTTATCGTAATTGGACTAGTAAACGTATTAGTGTTATTAAATGTATTTGCAGTGTCAGCCCATATACTTGGAGACCACGTCGCATCATTTGTAGTTGTTGCTCTAAGTGAATAGTCTGGAACTGCTCCGCCGGTCATTGTAACGTTGTTAACGGTACCTACATTTAACGTTGGTACCAATTTATTAGATGTTACAGTAAATGGCGGTGTATCAGAATCTGTAATTACAGTTAAATGTTTGGTAAATTTATTATTACCAGTTAACACATTATCAGCTGTTGCAGTTAGGCCTGGTGTCCATTCTGCAGTTGTACTATCAATACATGACAACACAGTACCTGGTTTTGCATTACCTTGAACAGTAACACCATTTATAGTTCTAATATTTAAATTAGGTACTAATGTTTGTGATGTTACTTCAAAAGGAGGTGTACCATCTGGAGCATATAATTTAACTTGTTTTGTAAAGGTGTTGTTACCTGAAATATTGTTATCACCATTACTCGATGCAATTGTAAGCCAGCTAACACTATCAAAATATTTAATTGCTTTATCAGTTGTATTGAAGTATATGCTACCAGTTACAGCAACTGTCGATGAGGTAACGGCTGTAGGTAGTATAAGATTACCGGAACCACCTGATTGCATAAATGAAATTAAACCATCAACCGTTTTGAGCACAAGAGAATCAACTGCATAACCTGTTGGTCGACCGTAGTATAATTCACCAATAACTGCATTAGCAGCATTACCAATTTTAACAGGTATTACTGATTGCTGTACATATTGTTTATTTGCAACATCTAAATTATCTACTGGATCAACTGCTTGAAGTCTACCACTAGCCGCTAATGTAGCAATTGTTACAGGTGCAGATGGGTCAAGCCCTATCTTTAGCTTACTGTTTTCAACAAACATCTGATTAGTTGCAACAGATACAGGCTTTGCACCAATCATTGGTGTTAGTGTAACATTAGTATCTAATTGTGTAACATTTGTCCAGACTGGAGTGTTTCCTGCGGCATATGAAGTACATACATATAAACCACGAGTACTTGGTGATGTATTTAAATATACTTCACCTACAACAGGTTGCGGATTAGCAAAGTTTGATACAGTGATAGAGTTTAATGGTGCCCAGTGCTTATTAGTGCCATCAACTACTAATATCTTACATACGCTAGTAACACTATCATACCAAACTACACCTGCTGATAAATCAGTAGTATCTGGTGTTTGAGATGTAACTCTTGTACGGCTATCTACATAACTTCTTTTAACATAGCTTTCCAGTGTTGGAGTTGAGTCATTAGTGTTGCTTGCTAATACTACTTCACTCCACACTGCATCAGATCTATAATTTGAAGTTCCTGCAATAGCTGCTTCATATTGAACCGCTGTTAGAAGCTCGCTTGGACGTTCAGTACAAACTAATAATGACGTTCCATTATACCACAATTGCCCGATGACTGCGTTTCTAGGCTCATCAGTACGATTAAAATTTTCTAATAAGTGAACTAGATTACTCCAGAACCCGTTTCCGTAATCTGTAACAGATCGACCAAACAGGTCGATAGATGTCGAGGCATCTAGCGCTGTTGGTTGTACCGTAATGACCTCTTCGCCATTCTGGTACTGAATTGTATAATTTGGATCAGACATGTAGTATATACCTTCTGTTGTTTGTCTTTGTTATGTTATTTAGCGGTTACAAAATCATAAAATCTATGCACGAATATCACCGGTAATTAAAAATACTCCGGTGTTAATACAAGTAATCTCACATACACCGTAGCTTAGTAACTTAACTGATTTAACATATCCAATTAATCTTGCAGTTAATGATGGTCCGGTAATAGAAATATCTGTTGATTTGCTATTGTAAATCGTAGTTTTCTTACCAATTGCAATATCATCTTTAATTGTTACACTTGCAGCTACATTAATACATGTATAAACACCAGCGTTAGTATTGTTTAACTCTAATACTTTTTTACCATTATCAAACACTGGTTGAATCTGTGGAGCACTCCATGTAGCGGTGTGATCATCTAATGCGGTTAATACTGAGCCAGTAGTTGCTACACCGGTGATCTGAACATCGTTAATATAACCAACATTTAAATTCGGTACTAATTTTGTAGATGATACGTTAAATGGTGCATCAGTAGTGTTTACGGTGACAGGCTGCGTAAATCTATTTACACCTGTAAAGTTGTTAGTATTTTGATTTGTTGGTATTGTATTCCATTTACCGTAAGCAAATAAGTTTAATGAACTGTCATTTGCTGTAAAGCATAACGAGCCTGCTGCGGTAGTAGCTGGTACACTAGAATTAATTGGCAGTGATAATACGTTTGTTGCACTTAAGAGTGATACTAAACCGTCATCAGTTTTAAGGAACACCCCATTAGCTGTATATCCAGCAGGCTGCATGTAAAATAATTCACCAGATTGTGCTGTCGATGATGGAGCATTAAGCTTAACTGGTACATTAGCTAGCACAAATTTCTTAGTAGCTACATCGTTGTCATTAACTGGTTCTGTTACTTGTAATGTACCGTTGACTAATCCAGCTAATTTAACTCCACGTCCTTGCATATTAAACGTCAATGTGTTGTTATCAACATATAATTGATTGTTCATTAACGCAGATGGAGTAGTTCCAATAATAGGAGTAATCGTTGGAGTTAGACTTGTAGCTGTTGCGTTTGTCCAGATAGGATTATTGCTACGTGCATCAAATCCTGTACATATGTTAAGTCCGTATGATGCTGGACTCGTGTTGAAATATAATTGACCTAAACTTGCGTGTGCAAATGCTTTATTTGCAACATAAATGGTGTTTAATGGGTCCCAGAATTTAGTGCCATTATCTACGAGTATCTTACAAGCGCCAGTATTATCATCATACCAAATAGCACCTGCTGATAAATTAGTGGTGTCTGGCTCAACTGATGTTACACTTGATCTATTGTCGACATATTTACGTCGCACAAACTCATCAACACCTGGAAATGCACTAGCATTAACGCTGTCAGTGGTGTTAATTGTTGCCCAGGTTGCGTCTGATACGTATTTAACATTACTAGAGACGAGTAAATTATACTGTTCGTTAGTAAGAGTAGTGGTTGAAGGTTCGGTACATAGTTTTAATTCTGTACCGGAGTACCATAATTGACCCTTAATCGCATTTCTTGGTTCATTTTCACTATAAAAATTTTCCAACAAATGTACAATATTAGACCAAAAACCACTGCCGAAATCGGTAGCACTTTTTCCAAATAAATCTAATGATGTAGATGAGTCATATGATGATGGCGTCAAACATAAATTGTTCTTACCATTCTGATATTGTATGTTGTAATTAGGGTCCGACATCTGGTAACTAGCCTATAATGTAATTGCATATAGGCTTATTTATCAGGTGGATAGTATATTAATTAGGAACATCAATTACTTTGATTTTAAACGATTTAAAACATTCTTCTCGTGGATATCCACGTGTATTAGAGGTAACTAAACAATCTCCAATCATTTCATCATGTGCATCATGTAAATGACCATGAATCCATAATTTAATGTTATTATCAATTATAAAGCTCTCTAATCTAGATGCATACAAGCCGTTTACAATTTTTGAACCTTGATAGTTTTCATGAATAGTTGCAAACGTCGGACTATGATGTGTGATAACTACACAGTTATCGGTAACTTCATTAGTGATGAACTTCATGAAATTGCTGTGTAGTGTTAACCATGTATCAGATGTAAATCTACCACCGTCATCTGATATTTGATTAAAGTCATTTAACAGACGATGTGCTTGAAATGCAGTAATTGGATCATAATTGTTTAAATCAGTCCACATCGTACCACCAACAAATTTAACATTATCGATGATGATACTTTCGTTTTCTAGTATATGCAAATTAGAATAGCTTGCAAGTGCTTCTCGTAATATATTAATATCTTCTAATGCACCACTATAATACTCATGATTACCCATAATCCATAACACATCTTTGTAATTCTGAGTAACAGTATCAATGAAATCAATAAGATAGCTTCGTTCATTATACTTAACATCATCAATCAAGTACTTAATTAACATGATGTCGCCTGCAAGTACAAGAACATCAGCATCCACGATATCTACCTGTAGCTCCCGAAATTCTAGGTGCAGGTCAGAGCAGTACGCGACTTTCATTGTGTTGCACTCTCAGGTATGAACTGATTGATCCAATATATGATGGCTATTAA